GGGCAACGATCAAACCACGCTCATCAACGAAGCCAGCGATGTTGATAAGAGCGTCTTCCAGAGAAGTTTCGTTCAAATCAGCAGCAACTGACGGCTCGTTGGCGAACGCGCCACCTGAAGTCAGCGGGTGGGCGGCATCACAAAGAGCAACACCGTCACCACCAGCAAATGCGCCAGCAGAGAATGCGTTGTTCAGGATTGATGCAGCTTTAACCTGCTTTGTGTGTGCCATTGAACGAGCCAATGCACGAGTGTAACGAGAAGCAAGACGATCATAAAGATTGTCTTCTACAGCTTCCTCAGTGATTGAGAAGGCCATAGCTACTGTCTCGTGGTTGTACCGAGCGGTGTAAGCTTCATTCGCATCATCGTATGATACGCCTGTGCCTTCACCTTTAACCGGTGCAGCCCCGAAACCAGACAGCATTACCTCTTCTTCGAATGCACGGTCTGATGACTCGGTGTCGAAGATTTCCGCATGCTGGTTCTCGTAGCGGTTGTATTCCATACCAAAGAGGGCGTTTAGACCCGGCTCTAGTTCTTTGGCGAGTTGTGCGCGAGAAATAGCCATTATCTATACCCCCTATGCAATCGCTGCTTCAGAATCAGCCTGAAGCAAAGCGTGGTTATTAAGCATGACAATCAGAGGAAGACCAGCGGCTGCATAATCTTGGTTCTCTACGTCATCAGCGATACCAACAATCTTCAAAGGAAGAGAGGTATTTGATGAATCAAGAGTCGCAACATCAAGCTGTGCGCTAGAAATGCCTGTGACTGTGCTGCCGCTTGCACCGTTTGCGAACTGTGAGTTCTCAAAGATGGCAGCTACAGCAGTAGCTTTATCGGTGATAGAAGCGTCTGTTGCAATCACAAAGCGCTGCATCGGGTTGTCGTACACATATCCGATAATATCGAAGTTTGTGTTCGCACCCGAACCGGGCCAAGTGTTAGAAAAGACTTTCTTACCAGTTGTTGATGAAACATATTCACATCCAGCGAACACGCCAACAGGAGCTTCAGTGTCTCCGGTAGCAGAACAAATAACGATTTCACCACCGTTATCGGCCTTTACCATAGAACCCTGAAAGATCGCGCTTGCGGCACTGTCAATGAAGTATGCGTTTGTACCGCTAGTAGCAGGTGTGCTACCAGCAGTATTGATCGGCTTGAGGCCGAAGGCAACATTTGTGTTTGCCATTGCTTACTCCTATGAAGTTGCGAGGGTCATTCTTTACCCCCAAAAGATACACGACTTTGCCGATCCGAATGAATCGGCATCGAGGGATGTTGTTCCCTCATCAGGTTATCGTCAACGGCCTTCATTTGATTGCGGGTCTGCTCCCGGAAATATTCAGTTCTCTCTTCAACCGTCTCCTCTGGAATCCGTGCAAGCATTAGTCCGCCTACACCAATAACTCCAGCATGCTTACCATCATCAATGGTAGGATAGCGATCAGCAAGATCAGGATATTCATCTGCTCGTACTGGTTCCCAGCCTTCCCGGATTCTGGAATTGACATTGATCTTGTCTTCTTCGCCCCGCAGTGCAGTGCGAATCCAACGATGTCTAAATCCAGCCGGTGCCTCTGGGGCTTCCAACTTTGATGGTGGTGTCCACGGCTTGCGCCGTGTGGTCTTTGCGCGAGTTGTTGCTTCGCGTGGTGATCTATCAGTCATGTTCTACTCCTTCACATACTTTGCATATTCTTCAAGCGGAACATTCAGACGTTTCGCAATAGCAATCTGCGAAGAAGTCAACTTGACTGTTCTGCGCCCCTTTGATGACGACTTAGAAGCCGTGGACTCAGCAGAAGCGACTCTGGGTCCCGTGTCGCGAACAGCTTCCTTAAACTTGTGAGGAAACTCTGTACGCACTCTACGATCAAGCTCAGTATAATACTCATCGGACGTTGGGTCAAACCCTTCGTCTTCAATTAGTTGCCGATGTATGCCAAAAGCGGCATATGTCATCGTTTGATCCTGACCAAACCAGTTATTTTTGGTGGCCCAAGCTTCTGCTTTCGGATCTGGTGGCGGTGGTGCCTGATCCATAGCCTGCTGAACAGGCTGACTTTGTGCCTGCTCTTTGTACGCTGCTTCGTCTTGGTGCCGCTGACGAGCCTGATCAAGCTTTGCCTGATCCAATGCTAGGCGACTGAGGTTCTTCTGAGCCTCGAACATCGCTTCAGCATCACCATCGTCATATGCTTTTTGATATGCCTGCTTGGCTGAATCAATCTGAGATTCAATACGAGTACCAAACTCACCTACATAAGACTGGTCAAGTTTGTCCAAGCGTGACTTTAATTCGTCATTTTGCTTTTTAACAGCTTCAGCATACTCAAGCGCTGCCTGACGCTGACGCTCTTCTTCCCGGTACTTTCCGGTGAGCGTCTTAATGCGGCGTTGCACAGACTCAGAGTAATTAGCTATTTCGTCATCAGCACTGGCTGACGCTTCTTCTTGATTATCTTGATCACCTGAATCAGCTACAACAGCCTCTTCTTGATCATCTTCGGTCTCGATAATCTCGAGTTCTTCCTTTTCCGCTGCTTCTGCCATACTAAGCTCCGTATGTCTTTATATCATCGGGGTCGATGATTGTTGCAATGACCTCATCGTCATTGATAATACGAACCTCGCCGCCTTCGATGTTGAAGCGAGATCCAGCGTAGCGACCAATACATACCCAATCACCTTCCTTGCACCACGGCTCGGCACCGGGTCCAAACTTGTCTGGGTCTTGATATGCTAGGGGTCCAAGTTTCACGACATACGCTACGGTTGTCGCTCGGCTTTCTTTCTCACGAGTAGCGTCCGGGATAAAAATGCCGCTATTCGTTTTCTCCTTACCCATGTAAGGCATAACAAGAAGCCGCCAACCTGTGGGCTGCGGTACTCGTTCTGCGATGGATTTGGATTTTGCTTGTTCGGCTGCTTTCTTAGCTGCCTCGCGTTGTGCGATAATGTAATCAGGTACTATCAGAGTCTTCGTCATAGTTCGCCTTTTGTAGCAGGGTTTGGAGTTCATCTAATGCATAGGTGAGTCCCTGAATCTCACCTACAGATGCGCGGTAGCTTTCCATGTTTGGAACGCCGCCGCTCGTTACAGAGACACTAATGTCTTCTATACGATTATTCAAGGCCCTTCTATATCTCGATACAAAATTTACGATGTCCATAAGTTACTCGTTACAGTTGCAATCACCTTCGCAGTCACAAGGCATGTCGCTCATCGGACCGCCTTCTTCCCACTCTGTACAACTGTTGGTAGCACTACACATGAACTTTAGCAACTGACAATAGCCAATCTGGTTGGTTTCGTCCTTCATGCACTGCTGCATATGCTGTGTGATATTGAACACACTACAAACGGCACAGCTTTCTTCTGGGTTCACAGCGGGGCCGTACTGATGCTCTTTGACAGCAAGACGTTTGTTTTCTTCGTTTGTCTCGAGATCCTGTGTGGCAATAGGACAAGCATCCTGCATCTTATCAACAGGCATGCCGTCTTGAATTTCTTTTGAAAGATCCATCCCATCGGGGATCAGTTTAATTTCGATTTTCATTTTATTATCCTGTTACATAGCCGTAAAGTTTATCTAGTGCTTCTTGGGCTGTTGTTCCAAATTTATCAAAGAATGGCTTGTCTTGTTGTCCACCATAATAGGTTTGGCCTTTGCCGCCCGGGCTATATATACCACCCTGACCCTGATAACCAGACTGATAAGTTCTGCCACCAGAAGAACCCGCTACATCAAAAGAACCTGCTGGTAGACCCGAGACAGGGCCGAGATTGCGGTTATAGTCCTGATCGAATACCCCGGGTATATCTGTGCCATACATATTCTCATTACCCGGCTGCACAAACGGGTCACCTGTTTCAATTAGGTCTCTGAGTTCATCATAAACTTGCTGCGAGTATCCGCTTTCCAAGCCTTTAAAACCCATAGCTAGTTGTTCACCAGCAGAAGGCGAAAGCGATGTTGTTCTTTGAATGTTCGCGGCTGGTGGAGCAAACCCTCTTTTACTGGTTCTGGCTGCAATATCAGCGCGAGTTTCATAGCTGGCCGGGGTCAGAGATTCTATGCCCACTTTAGTTGGTGCTGCTACCGGGGCTGAAAAGAACTCAGTGATTGCTTCTTTAGCTTGCGTTGGGTTTAGGCCACCAAGCATAGCGCCAAGCAAACCGCCGCCTTGTTGTGGGTTATTGGGGTCGAATGAGTCAAAGCCGGGCTGCCCCGGAAGGCCATATTCTTGTGTACCTAGTTGTCCCGCCAGCATGCCAATGGGGCCACCAAAAAGACCCATCACTCCACGAGCAAGCATCTCACCTATGCCTTGCTTTCGAGCCTGTTCCATCACAGGACCGTAGGCTGTCTTGTAACCTTCTTTTTGAACTCCAGAACGAACCTGCCCTGCCGGGGCAGAGGCATATTCCGGGTTGTAACCAAGCTGCCCGGGAGTGTTTTGAGGGTTTGCGAATTTTGAAAATTGATTGTTAGCGATGGATGTCCTAGTTGAGAGATCCATGATATTAGAGTAGTCAATATTATTGGGATCTATCCCAAGAACACGACTAAAAACCCCCTGCTTACCGAATGGGTTTGTAGAAGTGATCTGATTTACAGCATTAAAAGAAGCTTGTACATGATCTTGGCTAAATCCACCTAGATTATCTGGACCTCCATATGCCTGCTGACCAAACGAGTCATCATGCATACCAAAATTGTCCGACATCCCTGTGGAAGCTGGGCCAGAAGAACCAGAACTGCTAGAAGCGGCTGCTTCAGCCGCCGCTCCCGCTGCCTGAGACCCAGCATCTGGACCTCCATGACCTGAACCCGGATCAGCCATTTACTTAACTCCAGTAAACTTTGTACCTTGAATTGCTTTACCGTAGCCGCCGCAAGCCATGTGCTTCAGGCCGCCATACTTACGACCTTCTGCTTCCATCTCTTCTTTTTGCTTCTTACGAAGATGCGCTGCCCGTGCTTCTTTGAACCGCATGTTATACTCGGTGTCATCTTTACCTGAACGGGTCTTTGGCAATGGGCCTTTGTACTTATTAGACATGTGTTTCTCCAGTGTCTCTGACCCACCGTCCTTGCGACCTCGGGCTTTCTTCATGAGTTTTTGTGCGGCAGATCTACTAACACCGAGATCGTCTGCAAACTGATTTATTCTTGGTCCGGCCATTTCTTACCCCAGTTTATAATCTCATCAATGGTACGACCACAGCCAATACATCTTACACGTTCTTCGTCTAATACACAAATACCCACGCAAGGACTTTTACTTTTTGTGTTCATGACCCATCCAAATCCCAAAGACGCCAGTCATGACGCCCATAACTACAGATACAAAAGCCGACTGCTGTGAGCTAGGTTCCGGCAAAGCCATAAACCACTCAGCACAGCGCCAAGACATTATGGTACTAGCCAACATCATAAAGCGCGGTAGGATCTTCCACTTGAGAAAAGTCTCTACGCTCACTTTGTTAAGCCTTTGGCCTTTTCAAAAGTGCGTAAACCACCAAGACCGAGCATACCCATTAGCACAGTCATTAGCGAATCCATGTCAAACGCTGGTAGTTCAGGTGCTTCTATACCCGCATACGCAAACCCGAATGTAACCATAGGCACCAAAACGAAGTGCCATATCATCGCAAAGCTCAAGCCCCAGCCAAGGAAGGGCCGCCAGCCCGCCACAAAAATAGACCGGTGCTGCGCTTCCATCTTGTTAATTTCTAGCTGGCCCTTGGCAAGATCCTGTGCATGACGCTCCGCCATAGTGGCAATCTCATGCGCCAGCTTGTTCTTCTGGTCTTTGTCCTCGACAAACTTACCGATCAACTCGGTCGCCGGACCAATTAACGCTTGTAGCATTTTTTACGATTCTCCTTGGCCTGCTTTTTTGTGGTGCGGTTGTGCATGTCCCACATGATCATTGCCCTCGGTTCCTTGCTAAACTGGCCTGCGTATTGATACGGAAGATATTCACATCATTCCGGTCATTGGCAATACCCTGCTGCAAACGCATGCGCTCAAGGGCAAGGTCTGCGGCCTGCTGCATCTTGGCCTGATCCATCTGGAAGTCCATCGTATCGTTCTGCATCTTACGCTGAATTTCCATCTGATCGTTCTGCAACTCCTGCTGACGGATAGATACAAGCGGGTCAGGCTGCTGCGGTGGGATCAAAAGCGGTGCCAACTGCTCAAGTGTCTCAGAAATCTGCTGCGCGACCATAGCCTCAACTACGTTCGGATCAACCTGCGGAACCGGCTCACCTGCCGCCTGTGCCTGCTCAATGGCCTGACGGAATACTTCCTGCACAATATCACGAGCAAACATAGCAACGTGATCCTGAACGTGCGCCTGTAGCGCTAAGAAGGCCTGCGGATTTGCTTGAATAGCCGGAGACTGAATCATAGCTGCATGCACCCGAATGTGCGCCCTGTGGTCTTGTTGGGCGAATACCTGCGGCATGCCACCCTTCAGAGCATTAGAGTTCTCTGTGGCCGGATCCATTGGCTGCGGCGGCTGTGGTGCTGGCAGAATCGCATCGATGTTCTTAATATCCAGCGCATCGTACATACGGCGATAAGCCTCGTACATATTATGCATCTGCGGTGCGGCCTGTGCCATCTGCAACTGTGTCTGCGCCAACGACATACGCTGTGCCATCGAGAAGATGTTCGGATCAGATACAGGTAAGATGTCAATCCGCCCATCAAAGTCCTGCTGCATAATCTCTGGCGGAATGTTCTGTCCAACAAAATACGGATACGGCACTGGATTATCAGCAAAGATCTCAGCCAGCATGCGGAACTCAGCTTTCTGTGAGTAATGCAAGCGCTTATGAATGCTAGAGATAACCTTCGAACCCTGCTCGATCAACGCAACAGTCGTACCCACAGGGGCATTGCTGTTCACATCGCTGATCTTCGCATCCGAGACTTGTGCAAACCTACGACCAGAATCAACCACAACACCCAGAAGCTGGGCCAAAGTACCTGACGGCTCTTTGTAAGGCAGTGGGATAATCGAGTTCTTCAGATCACCACCCGGCGCATCAATGTCACGGAACTCACCCGGCGACAACGGCTCATCGTCATTACGAATACGCACACCACGAGCCTTAAATCCAGCCGGAAGGTTCGACAGAGTCCCCGCATCAATAAGCTGGCGAAGAATCGAGGTAGCCGCACGAGACAATCCACCGATTGTATGCAGCAAACCAAAGCCGTAGAAACCAAAACCCGGCAAAAACTTGTAGTGTGTGAAATACTGACGCCGCCGTCTTAACGGATCCGCCTCACGATAGCTTCTAACAATGCTAAGAACTTCTCCAGAGGCTTCATCAAGAGTAACAATATAAGGCAACTTAATGCCCGTATCTCCCCCATCAGGTCCCACGTCTTCAAAACCTTCCAGATCGAGATCAACGTGGATTTCATATATTGTATAAACATCGTCACCGTAACTAGGACGAATGCCTGTAAGCTCGTTAGTGCGCCCTTGAATAGTTCCTTCATCTTCAGACTCATCGCTTGCAGATAATTCAACATCTCTATACACCCCTGCTACTTGCATCTTGCGGACTTCATTCTCCGTCATCCGCACAATATGTGTTACACGCTCCGCTGTCCGTAGATCAGAAGCTGTGTAAGGCACAACCAGATCTTCAGCCGGAACAAACTTGGATACAGCCCGCTGCCTAGTCGGGTCAAAATAAATCTTCTTAAACGTAGAACCAGTAATCGGTAGATAATACAACATCTGATCCGTGTCTGGATCAAACTCTTCCATCACCTCAGTGATCTGGTAATTCATAAAGTCTTCTACACGCTGGGCCTGATCTTCCATCTCTTTGGTCGGCGCACCTAAGATCTGGGTCTTTACAGGACCACCAGATGGTAACATCTCTTTATAAGCCTGCGCTTGAAACTGAGTAACGGCCTCACTCAACAATGGGTGATGAACGCCGCTGGCACCCAAGAACGGAGCAGAACGCTCCTCGTAATTGATACCAAGTAACCCCAAACCCTTCGCAATGGCCTCTTCCCAATCAGAACGAGACTCCATGTCATCCTGAATCTTGTCACGAAGATCCGAGGACAACGAACCAAGAACCGAAGGATCAATGATCTCGGCTAAGTTTGCATTGTGGTCGTACTCTTCAGCAACAACCTCAAGCGTCTGCTCTTCACCAGCAAGCTCAATGCCCGGTGGTAGTTCGTCCTCGAAACCCGGTACTTCGACCTGCAACTCTTCAGGCATAAGATCAGCCGGGCCACCCGGACCCATAGCCATGTCAACCATCTGTGGAGGTAGTGCCATATTAGAATGTTCCTTTAAATCTCTGTGGTCTCGCAATAGGGCTGAAACCTTTTACCATACCGCCCTTGGCTTTCTTCACAGGCTGTGTAGAACGCTCAAGCTGTATCTCTTTATAGCGATCATACTCGCTGTCGGTAAGACTACGAATGTCTCGCTGTGCCGCTGCCATGATCTGTCTATCTGTTCGCATCTTATGAATATAGCTTAAATGTAGAACCAATACCAGATCGTAAGTCGATCTTACCACCTTGGGCTTTTTTGACCAACGTCAAGTTAGGCCGCGTTGGCGTAGGATCAGGAATACCAGCCCCAGAAATACCAGCCTGCTGTTTGTTGGCGTACCCCTGCATAATCCTAGCAGCCTCGGCCTCTGGCATATCATCCGTAATACCAATCGACTGACGAAACCGATTGCGCTGGGCTTCCATGTCAGCCTGTCGCGCCTGACTTCTAGCACTAGATAACTCAGATTCCAAGGCCTGCCGGTTAGCCTGACCCTCGCGGTATCGCGACAAGGCCTCACCAAAACCGAAATCCTCATTAACAGAGTTCTCAATGTCATTCAAGATCGAAGTTTCGTCAAAGGCATTCGTTCCATATATGTTGTTATACGAAGCAGTCTGCTCACGAACAGCCGTAACTAACGCATCACCACGATCCATACCCTGCCCACGAGCAGCACCAAACGAATCAATCACACCATCAATAAAGTCGTCCGAGTTGTACGCGCCCTCATCGCCGCGACTAACCCATTCAAAAGTCTTGTCGATGTTTAGCCCAGCCTTGCCTTCCATGAACGCATCAGTAATACCCTGCTGCTCCATCATTTCCTGACGCGCCAATCGCTCGGCCTCGCTCAAGGACTGATCAGCTTTGCTTTCTAACGTCTCATACTGCTTGGTTTTGCCACCAACAATATCACCCTCAAGAACCTCTTTAGATGCAACCGAAGGTCCGAGGTCCGAGGACGGAGCTTCACTTTTCTTCATCAACTCAGTCAAACGTGGTAGGTCCTGCATCCCCGCAGACTCGTTAATAGACCGAACCTCGTCATCGTCCAACACACGGTTAACACGCATCTCACCAGAAATAATCCAGTTACCGTCCCGAGCCTGACCCTGCTGGTACTTATAACTACCACCCAAAGGTAACTCATCCGTGATCTGCGCTTCAGCACGGTTGATCTCACCCTTACGAGCGCCACTCTTAACAATAGAAGCCCGCTCATTTGCAAGAGCCTGCCAATCCACGTCATCCGGTACTTCAACCTCGGCCCAAACCTGATTAGGACCACGAGTCTTCATCTTCTGACCCATTACCACTTCTTCAGGACCAATGTGCGAGGCCACAGGAAACTCACCAGAATGCCAGCCGGGACGTAAAGCTACAGCCTTGATCGACTTGGCAGTAGAACCCTGCGGCAGAAAACCCTTTTCTATAAGCATTTCCCGGGTAGCTTGATCAGGGATAGCTATGCTGTCACCAGTCCCCGCCTTGCCATCCCACTTCTTAGATGGAACATACTGCTTACCATTCGGAGCCGTAAACGCAGTGTCTGGTAAAGTAGCTTTCTGCCACTCACCAACCCTAACAGGCGTCTTCGCATCTACAAATAAAGGATATAAGGTCCCAGTTTCGGGGTCCTGCTCAAAAAGCTTGTACGCCTTACGAGTCTTAATAAACTCTTTGTCTTGCGCGGATCCCACACCTTTCTTCTCGATCCCCGAACCTCGGGTCTTGGTTGTGGTTCTGGCAAATGTTCTGCCGATTCCCGCTGCTAGTAACGCCGGGTCAAGGGCAGCGCCACCAACTAGCCGCCCAGCAGTCTCTGCGGTGCTACCCGTAGGGCGATCATAGCTGCTGCCAAAAGCTTCAACTAGATCAGCGTACTTGTCGATCAGGTACTCCGAACCCATCATAGGCTTGGTTCCCCCGACTCCACCCATCAGAAGATTGGCGATGTCTACAGGCGCACCTAAAAGATCAAACGGAGCGTACTTGGCACCACGAACAAATTCACCAGCCTGCTTGGGATCAGTGCTGGTGCGGGGCATCGCAAAGTCAAATGCTTCTGGATCGAAGTCAGAACGGTCAGCCATTAATAATACTCTCTCACACGAGGCGGCGACCAGTCTTCAACTTCCTCGCCGTCTAAAGTAATAAAACCCCCCTGCCTAAAACGCATTAGAGCCATAGTCATACTATCACAAAAGTCATCGTGTTCGCCATTAGGAAATGACGCTACTTCTTCTTTCACATCGTCCGCGAATTTTTCGTCCGGGGACCAGATTTTTCCAGATTCAAACAAGGGGGACACCATATGCATGCGGGTGGTCTTGTCCATTCCACCCCCACCCTTGCGCCGACCGGGTGAATATGTACCCACAGGGAGGTTCAGTAACCGGAGTTCGTCAGCCAAGGGCGTACCAGAAGCTTTCGCCTCGATCAGAATCAAATCAGGTTCCCAGTATTCGTTTTCTTCTATGGCTACGCTTTTTAATTCTGGGAAATTCCAGCGATCTTTCTTCGCATCAAGCAAAATCAAATGCTGATCACCGTCCTCGTGCGGCTGGAACACGCCCCACGTTGTAATCGCCGTGTAGTCAGCAGTCTCTTTTTTACTGTACGCCGTGTCGTAAGACTGGATTACATACTCCAAACGAGGGATTTCTTCCTTTTCCCACGTCTGCCACCACTCTCGCTTGACCATAGCAACGTCATCGGACGTTGGATCCTGTTGCCACTGAGCATTCCATTTGCCCGGGGATAGCGAAGCCTTTACCTTTAGAAGTTCGTCCTTGGCCCAGAATTCAGGCCACAATGGTTCCCCCGAAGGCATAATCGCCGGAAATTCTACCACTTCCCACTGATCAGCCATCATATCCTTGGCTTGGGCTTGCAGTAACCGGCCCGTAATATCCTTCTTAGACCAGCGGGTCTGGACAATAATGATGGTTCCCCCCGGCTGAAGACGCTGGCGTGGCCCAGATGTGTACCACTCATAAGCATTATCATAAGCAGTAGACGACAAAGCGTCCTGCTCCGAGTGCGGATCGTCAATGATCAGCAAGTCAGCGCCACGACCAGTCATTGCAGCGCCCACCCCAGCCGCAAAATATTCCCCGCCAGCGCTAGTCTCCCAGCGACCTGCTGCTTGGCTATCCGGTTTCAAGTCTGTGTTCGGAAACACATCCTTATATATCGGATCGGCAATCAAGTCACGAACCTTCCTACCGAAACGAACAGCAAGTTCTGTATTCATAGTGGCCTGAATGATCTTTAACTTAGGATTTCGGCCCAAGAACCAAGACGGCATCAAGAAGGATGCAAATTCAGACTTAGAATGCCGGGGCGGCATGTTCACAATCAGGCGTTTTAATTCACCACTAGCTATCCGCTCTAGCTTCTCGGCAATGATTCTATGGTGGCGACCTTCGATAAAGCCGTCATAGACGTGCTTGACGTAGGGCAGGAAATACTTCTGGGCCTGTTCGCGGGTCTCCAACCTCTGTTTCTGCTCTTCCAGTAACAGGAGTTCTTTTAATACCTCGTCAGGCAATCCGTCTAAGTTATCTAACATGGCCGAATGATAATACTTTCAAATGAATTTATCAACCTAACTACTACAGAGCGCATGCCTAGTAACCACCCCCCGAATATTGGGGGTGGGGGGTCGAGCAAGCCCGAACCTGCCTGACTATCTGAGCCAGTAACCCCAGACTAGCACGTCTTATTTTATCCTGTAAAGCATTTTTTTATTATTTATTGTCTTTTTTTATCTTATTTAATTGTTGACAGTCTTATAACCCGTATGCTTATATGGATTATAGCCAATCGAGTGAGAAAGGAAAACGCTATGACATTAAGAGACACAATCACCGAACAACTTAAAGGTCGTATCTTTAAGGCAACATTCACCAAGGCGGACGGTTCAACCCGTCAAGCTTATGGGCAGGTTGTTGTCGATGAAAGACTGACCGAAGATCACCCGACCATTGTCGCCTATTCCGATTTTACAGTCGGCGGCATCCGGCGGATGAAGCTCGAGCCAGATACAATCTGGACAATCAAATCAGGTAAAACAATTATTAAGAGTGAGGCAGTATAATGAAAAACGTAAACCTAACACATTTATTCCTTGGCTTCGAGGGCATCACCAAAGTTGAATATGAAGTTGACGGCACCGGTCGCGGCATCATGTATCTATGGCAGAATGACGACCATGGCCGTAGTGAGATAGTCATGTCCATTGGCTTGAACGAAGCCAGCGGCAAGCGGGCTGAATTCAAGATCGAAGAACCGGTGGCAGCGGAGCCAGTCTATAGGGGCAAGCTTCGCCAGTTTGCACCGACAACATTGGCGGCAGCGGAACGGCGCTTGCGGCGCGGATGGTCGAGCAATGCAAGCTTGCGCCGCGTTACTGGCTTGGCGTACTCGAGCATTCCCGCAATGTTAACTGATCTACGCCGGTCGGGCGTAAAGATCGAGCGGCGGCACGGGTTCGTTGGTCAATGGCGTGTCGCCAATGTTTAAGGCAGCGCGGATAGTGTTGGGGATAGCAGGGGCAACCCTGCTATTCTCCGCCCTTGCTATCGAGCCAAGCGGGCCGGATGGCAGGTTTGTTGCTGAATTGTTCTTGCAATGCATGCTGATCGCCATTGGCGTAATGGTGCTAGCGACTATGTTTTGTTGGCGTCCATAAACTGAAACC